CCTCATCAATAAAGTCTGTCTCATCTAGCTCAAGCTCTAGCTCTTCCAGTTCCTCCTCAGTTAATTCATCCTCAGGTTCATAGTAACTATCGTTATTGTATCTATTCATCATCATCATATCCTTTTAATTGATCTACCATATCGAAGACAGAAGATAAACACGTAGGGCAAAATGCTACTGGTATGATACCAAAGTCTCCAGCAATACCGCCCTCATCTTCTAAACTAAACTCACAACTACACGTCGAGCATTCAGTCATTATCATTCCTCCGTTATTCCAGCACACCTAATAGCTGCTCCATTACACCACTCAGGATTACTAACCATTGTATCATCAAATAAAATTGGAGAGCCGTTCTCTGTTAAGGTAATATACTCTTCTACTGAGCCTGTGTCCAGGCTATCAAAGGCTTCGTCAATAACTCCTTTGTCTACTGCGTCAACGTACACTAAATATCTAGGCATGCTTATCTCCTCATGCAGTTAATTTATTATACATCTCTTCAATTTTTGAATCCGTATAATTACCGAACCCACCATTAGTAAAAAATCTTACTATCTGTTTAACATTCTCATGAGTAGGGTCTCCTACAACCCAGTCAATATCATTTTGCACTAATGCTTGTACCATATCTTCTCTGCTTATCATGCTACCCTCCCTAGTATGTTCTTAATTGCTTCTGCTCTAATCTCGTTTAACTCCCCAGCAATATCTTGCCCTGAGATATCCTTGATCCACCCACTACCAAACCACTGCTTAACCCTATGATCAAAGTATAAGTCTATACTACTTTCTCCCCAGTGTAAAGCAATATCAGTATGTCCCTTGCTAATCTCTACACCTACTGCTCTCATTACCTTAGCATAGCTAGGCTTATAACCATCAAAACAAACCTCTTTAATCTGATTAAGCACGCTCATTCTAACCCCCAATCACCTACTCTATTACCATTAACATCACGTACAGTACCCCAGTCATTAGCATCCTCAAGCTTAGCAATGATATCCTTAAGGTTATCAATCAATTGGTATTGCACTGGTTGATTGTGGTACGCATCATTGTCTACTTTAATCGTCACTGAAAATATCATGATATAATCCCTTCATCTAGTAACTGGTTTAATGTTCTACCAAAAAATCCCTGTAATCCGTACCCTATCCTGGTATCGTGCAAGTACTGCCAAGCTTCAATCACTTGCTCTTCACTATCTGCCTCAATAAATCCCTCTGCTAATCCCACTGCTTGATAAGTATCCATCATAATTAAACCCTCCTAAGTTAATTAAATATTCCAAGTCTACCAGGATTAATCCACTCAGCATGCAAGCCTAAGGGATGCAATACTTCATCAATCTCTGGGTTAATTCCAAAGTCCCAGCCTGGTATAGCCCAGCCATCGTAATAGTTTGCCCATGTAATACCAGGTTCACTAGGTGCTTCTAAGTCTATGCTAAAATTACCCTTATCATCTCGATGTTCATAGACTGGTACTCCTAGTTTTTTAAGCTTGTTAAATGCTACTCTAAATTCTCTCTTCATGATTTAATCTCCTAAGTTAAATACATTCTATCATAAATTATTGCATTGTCTATAGGGGAAAACCCCTATAGTATCTTATTTGACTGCCACAATTAATCCGTTTTCCATTGTAACATTAGCAAAAAATTCTCTTCCCATTCCTGTAATATGTGGACGATTAGCACCTGTTAAAAACCCATTGTCTTTATACTCTGCTCCGAACATACTGGTCTCAATGTAACGTAATGGTTTGCCAATACTTTCTTTTAATATTTTCTTACTTGGATATTCGAATACTAACATTTTTAATTCTCCTTTGTTTAGTTGATAAGACAAGTATACTACAATCTAATACACTTGTCTATAGGTGTTAACCCTTAGTTGCTATAATCTTGATTACCTTAGCTTTACTACTGCCATGAGCGATAAATCCCACGATTACTTTACGCTCTGATTTTTGACATAAAGCACAAGTCTCACAAGTAACATTGTCTTTTAATTGTGCTGGGCATATTGCCACTGTATTACCTGAAGGGGTTTTAAACGTGCTTAGAGCGTCGCTATGCCCTTCTAATACTACAGTAGTAGGATACCCTTCATTAAATGCTTGATCTGCTTCTGCTATGCTTTCAGTGCTTGCGTTGATTGTAAACCCCTGAGCATTGGCTTGCTTGATAGCTATAGCATTGTTTCCTACTCTTGGATAGTGAGTGTAAGTAAACCCTCTTTTACCATGGTTTGCTTGTACCAATGCTTTAAGCTTAGCACTATCGATTAAATTGTTTTGCCCTGGTAAATCACCCGCTTGATTATGCCTCCACAATTGATTAGGTTTAAACCCTGTAACAGTAGTGCAAAATGTAGACCAGTCAGTGCCTCTCTCTTCACTGGTTACTTTATTCCAATGCATATTAAGGTGATAATCAAGGGCATAACATCCTCCCTCTTTAAACGAGCACGTATCGGGGCATGAATGCTTGCTTGTAGTGCTCACTGGTATTTTACCAGTTTTAGTATTACTACTCTTCATTGTCAAGTGTACTTGCATATTATTTCACCTTTTTAATAATTGTCATACCTTCATTAAATTGAGCGTAATACTTTGCTTCCTTCAATGTCTTAAATTTAAAGTCTTTCCCATTAATTGTAAATTGGTACATACCCTAATCCTCCATCGTTATTAATAAATATACTCTAGGGTTTTGAAACAGTCAAGTAAAACCCTAGATATATCTACTAAATTAATTAACCCTTTCCAATTAAATAATGATTACCTAGCATTTTATCTTCTAATGCCCACAATCTCTTTTGCATATTGCTTGCATGCTCTAACGCTATTGCATGCCCTTTATTGTTATCAATAATACCTTGATAATAGGTTAACTCTTTCCAAATCCCTTGTAACAATAGTCTACGATCTTCTATTTGTAAGTCTATCTTCATTGTAAACCCTCCTGTAGTGTTTAAATAATACCCTAGTCAACTGATTAAGTCAACTAGGGCAAACCCTTAGTATACTATGTTATTCTGTAGTGCTACCTGGTAAGCGTCATCGTGCCCTAAGGTATTGATTAGCTCATAGTCATCATCGATAAAATCGTACACTTCTAGACTAAATTGCTTAGTCTTAGGATCGTACTCCAGGACATCGGCATCATCGATTTGCCAGGTAAATTTCCCATTAACTTCCTCAGGCAATAAAGCGATAGGTACTACCTTCTTTTGATCAATTAGTTTTAAAAATGTAAATTTCATTGTATTACCTCCATTAGTTGACTACAGTGGTAGTATCTCACAAGCTACCAGGTAAGTACATAGGTATAAACCCTAGTATTATAGTTTAGTTCTATTGAGTCCTGGATAGTGATAGAGTGACACTATAACTCCCTCTCTTAGCAGATTCTAGCTAGTTTGTCTATAGGTATTTACCCCTATTGACACTGTAGAATTTTTGTGATAGGGGGAGGGGGCTCTCGCAACAATCTAGTACGTTATAACCCTCTAAAACACCTAAAAAGTTAAACGAAGAAGTGCTTAATAATTAGGCATATTAAAGAAGTTAACAACAGAAGACAGAAGATAAGGTATTGTATATAAATCAATAGCTTAGGAATCGTAGGAGATACCAGAAGATGAGCTACGTTAGTGACTGATAAAGGCTTGTTAGCTACAGTTGCGGAATACGTGCTAGTTTACTGAGCAGACCCGCATGTGAGACGTACTCCGTAGGCATCATAGTAAAATATTACTTGACAAATTCTAATAAGTATGGTATAATAGTTGTACTAAGGAGAAAAACGCTAAGTTAGTTCCTAAGTAAATACAATATAAAAAACAAATAATATAAAAACTACTTAGTTAACTTCTAAGTATAACTTAGAAGAGAAGTAATTTTAAATGTTAGTCTCTACTCACGTAGGAAAAGGCTTAGAAGTGAACTTAGAAGATAAAGAAGATAATTCAGTTGTTGTGTCTATACCACGTAGGGGTCGTCCTCCTAAGGCTGTCGTAGAAGCTAAGCGTAAAAGAGGTAAGGTTGGTAGACCCCAGGGTGACACAGGAAGAATACAAGAATTTAAAGCTAGACTCCTGAGTACTACTGGAACTAAGGTCATAGACACTGTCTTAAGAAAAGCCTTAGACGATGAAGACAAAGATCAGGTCGCATGTCTAAAGATGTGCATGGATAGACTTCTACCTGTCTCACTCTTTGAAAAGGATGCTAAGGGTCAGCGGAATGCTGTAACAATTAACATTACTGGCTTGGGTGAGACTAGGGTGGAAGCTGTAGAGACCATCGATATGGAAGAAGAAGATGAATCTTAACTTCGAGCTCCTTCCCTGGCAAAAGAAAGTATTTAGCGATGACACAAGGTTTAAGGTTATCGTAGCAGGACGACGTTGTGGTAAGAGTAGACTCTCAGCAGTAGCCCTCTTGGTGGAGGGACTGAGATGTCCTCAAGGCTCAGCAGTGATGTACGTAGCCCCTACCCAAGGGCAAGCAAGACAGATTATCTGGGACTTGCTGATGGAGCTGGGTAGAGATGTAATCAGTAACAGCCATGTCAACAACATGGACATCACACTGATTAACGGTGCTAAGATCTACGTCAGAGGTGCTGATAGACCTGATACCCTTCGAGGAGTCAGCTTAACATTCCTGGTCTTGGACGAGGTAGCTGACATAAAGCCTGACACATGGGAGAAGGTCTTACGTGCTTCGTTATCAGACAAAAAGGGTAAAGCACTCTTTATTGGGACTCCGAAGGGACGGAACTGGTTCTACGATATGTATAACCTCGGTACGTCGGAGGAAGATGAAGAGTGGAAGAGCTGGCACTTCACAACCAAAGACAATCCGCTTATTGATCCGAAAGAGATTGAGGGAGCTAAAAAG